AAACCTGTATCTGCAACATGCGTTAGTGTAACATCGCTGTCAGCACCAAACGAAAGGACAGAGCTATCTGATATAAGCCTGAGGTCATCTCCAACTGATAAGTCAGCAGCTACACCTGCACCACCTGCTACAGTCAAAGCACCTGTAGTAGCACTAGAGCTTGCTGTAGTAGCTGTTATCGCAACAACACCACCGCTTGATATAGTTATAGCATTTGCATCACTGACAGATCCAATAGATCCTGCATTATCAATTATAAGACCACCTGTTGTAATATCACCATCAAAGAAAGCATCTTTAAACAATAGAGAGGAAGTACCCAAGTCTAATGTATTAGTTGTTTTAGGGGTAACTGTTGTAGCACTAACAACAAAGTCTTGCGCTGGGCCTAATACAGTAACAGGCCCACCTTCAGCAGATGTACCATCGTGTGTGTGTCCACTAGTAGAAAATGCAGATACAATCGCATCAAACTCTCCATCAAAGTCTGCAGCGTTAATAACGTTACCGTCAGCAATGTTATTGTCTGTATCGTTTCTTATATAACCTGTTCCCATAATGTTACCTTCTTGTGTTTGTTCCGTACTCTAATGTCACCGTGTCAAGTGAAAAAGGTGGGTCTTGACTGTCACTTCTAAATTGAATTGCTGTTGTAAATCCTGTGCCTACTGTTTGAGTGTTAAATAAGTTCTGAACTTTACCTCCAAAGGTAGAACCTGCGTCTGTTATTCTAACACTACTTATTGTTTCTGTCAAGGCATTACTTATAGTTATTGTTGTACTATCTATATTAGTTATGGTGGTTCCACTTGGTACACCTGTGCCAGCAATACTGTCTCCTATTTCCATATTAGTATTAGCTGCTACGGTTATAGTTGTTGCGCCACTCGTTCCTGATCCTGTTGTTGCGTATTTAGCAAATGTCTGCACACCAAAGAAAGCTATCTGTGATACTGTGTTTGTAAAATCAATAGCAGCAGGTTGCACAGAATTTAATTCGTCAAAGTCAAACTTTAAATTAAATTTAAAATTAACTGCACCTTGTGGATCTGTAAACAAGTTAGCTTTATAAATTGTTTTACGTACCCTTGGATCGTTTATTGGTAAGAAGGGAGATAAATATTCTGCCTCTATATTAGAACCATCAAAGCTATTACCATCCTCCATCTGATAAAGAAAACCATTATCTGCAGAAAATAATATCTTTTCAGTTGCACCTACCATCTTACTGTTAGCAGAAAAAACTCTTATGCCCCTTATCTCTGAAAATTGAAAGTCTGCGCCTCCTTGTGGGGAAAACTGTGTAGCAACCACACCTTTTGCTGCATCATCTTGTTGTCCTGCGACATATGAAAATAATCTATACTGTGATTTAGCCCTAACAACTAAACTGGCAAAAGATGTACCTGTTCTAATAAAGTCACCTAAGGTACTCTGTATAGCCTTTGAAACAATACCTAAACCAAAGTCACCAATACGATCAGTAGCACCTAAGAGTCTTAAACCATCAGCAGTGAGAAACATAATATCCCCACCTATCTCTTGTATGCTATCTCCATCAATACATCCAATGTCTTCACTAATTGGTGCTAGTGCAAAATTAGATAGTGATGTACCAGTTATTTGTTGTATAGTTTTGTCTGTAAATATTATCAGTGATTCTCTAAATACTATCAAACCTGTAACATTACCACCAACTCTAAAACTACCACCACCATTTCCAGAAGTAAAATCGTTATCTAGTAACGGACCTGTAAATGTAACCACATCATTTTTACCAAAAAATAAATGTGTTTTAAAACTGGTTACATGTGTTGCAGATATGGCATCTGATGGCGCTCCTGTTAGTTCTACAAAACTAGTGCCATCATATAGTGCAGGTGGATTAGCTGCATCAACTATTGCAACCTTACGTGTCCCTGCAAAGTTATATTCTGCAAAACGTGTCTTACCTGCACCCTCTCTATTTAAACTAATAAATGTTACAGCAGCATTATCAGCAGGAGTGGAAGCCAGATTAGGAGCTATAGCTAATGTTTGACCACCAGTACCTCCTGCAGCAGAAGTGACAGTATATACTTTATCAAGACCAGCTACTGTAAATATATCACCTGCTTGTGGCGCTACAGTTAATCCATCTACAGCTAAGTTACCACCTGAGTTTGACCCACCATTTACTAACACTGTGCCATACGCAGGAACGTTAATTTTAGTAAAGCCATCACCTGATGTTTTGTATAAATCTGAATTTAGTGCAACTAAAACATCGTCACCAAAGACTTCTACACCCTGTGTTTTGTATGCGGTATCATATGTCTTAAATGTTAAGGCTGCTGCATTTGCAGGGCTAGAATCTAATGCAGGACTTATAGTAAGTGCTGTTGTGTTATTAGTAGCGTTAAAAGTAACAGCACCTATAGTGTATGTTCCGTCTATTCCTGCTACTGTAAACGTATCTCCTACAACAGGGGTAGTGTGCGTTCTTGATACATTTAGTGTTGTACCTGTTTGGCTTGCACCATTAACAACTGCTAGTCCATAAGGTGGTATTTTGTTTGGATCAAACTTAGAGAACCCAAGTATTCGTCTATACCCACCCACAATAGATGGTTCAAAGTTTGTTAGCCTGATTGCAGACCCAGGCATGTTAAGACCTTGCTGCAATGGACTGACGTTTGTTACAAGCCCTCCCTTAATTTCTACAGGAAATGTTTGTCTAGTTGTGGGCATAGTTTACAAAACCCTGCTAGGTAAGATTTTACTATTCATAGTCCCAGTATTAATAACATTTGATCTAATATAATCATATCTGTTTACATACAAAGTACGCATGTTTTTAATACCATCATCAAAAGCACTTTTTAAAATCATAGCCTCTTGTGTCTCACCCCTAAACATATAGGCAACGTACATAGCCCCATCTACAATTACATATCTAAATTGAACTGGTAAACTTGGCACATCTGTAGCTGCAGATAAATTTGTAGGTAATTTATAATAGTCAAACTCTAATATGTATTGTTTATCAGGGTATGGGTATAGTAGATAATTATTATCAGGGGTTCTTACAATAAGTCTAGGTATCTCTCCCTCTGTAAACTGTGTTACTGTTGTTCCGTTGGCTATAGCTGCTGCTGTTGTATTATTAGCACCTCGTGTACACCCAGTAAAATCATTACCTGATATGCCTGTGTAGGTTATCTCTTCTCCACCTATGAACAAACTTCCTGTAGAGGTAAACCCTGTAGTAGAAGCAACTGTTATGGTTGTTACTGAAGCGGACAAACCATCAGTAGCATTAATAGTTGTGGAGTTTATTATGTCTTCTTGGTTTGCATAGTCTCTAGAAATATATTCTTTGTAATCTAATATATCTAAATTATTACCAAGAGAACCTAAATCACTGTCTCTTTTAATTCTAGCTGTACCATAATCTACAGACTTTGCATCTGTTGGTATAGAGTATCTTACTACACCAGGAGTCAGTGTTTTAGTTTCTGTATCATGATTAAATGGAAAACCATATTCATGTTGATTAATATATCTAATAGATGCATTTACAGCATCCTTTACCATGGCATACTCACCAATGGCAGAGGCAAAATTACTAGATGTAAGTTCTACTTCGTTTAGTCGTCTGTTAACATCATTAACTAAACCTAAATAATCGTATGCCATTATTATTCCTTAGGGTAAGCTAAAGGGGCCAACCTGAGCCAGCCCCTAAAGTTTTTATGCAAGCAGATCACGATCCACTTCTGTAGCTTCCACACCACCACGGATGCCTGTTTCAATACAACAAGCCATCACACGAAGTTTACCTTCCGTAACATCTGCACTAGAGGCAGTTAATACAACGTCAATAGTATCAGTTGTAGTTACGTGTTGTGTAAAAGTAATAGTACCTGATGTTGTCATTGCAGCACCGTTACTACCACTAGCTAGAAATGTGCCAGCAGCAGCACTAACATCTGCTCCATCAACAATATCATCACCTTCTGCAAAGTCGATATCTACAGATGGTGAAGTCCCGTTAAAAGACTTTAGAATTTGAGCACCTGCAAAAAGCACCATTGTATTAGCTGGGATTTCTAATACTTGAAAGACATCCCCATTTGTACAAGAGTATCCGTCCTCAACCATTTTTTCAATGTCGATGACTGCTTCACGCATATACATTCCAAAGCCTTGGAAACGTGAGGGTGGTACAGCAACAGAGTTAGAATCAACACCAACCGTTGCTTTTGAAGTTAAGTCAAAAGTAGCCATAGTTTATCCCTCCCTTACGCTGCGTTATACTTGGCAGTAGTGATAGCTTCTGGACGAAGAATCTTTCTGCCGTATAGATGCATACCACGAACAATGTCAGCAAAGCTGTCAGGGTCACGATATGTTTCTGTCTTGTTGATTTGCTCTGCAGTTGCAACAGCAGAATCATGTCCAGCAACCAGTATACCAAAGTTACTGTTCTGGTTGGCTGTGCCTGATGTACCTGGGCCTGTGCCTACGGCAGGAAGGTTTGAGGATACATACAAACGGAAACCATGAAAGTTATTAATCACAAGACCATTACGTAGGCCACCTGATTCTCCATAGTCCCCATTCATGAAGCGACTATCTTCATCAGACAGAATCTCCATGAACACAGGATCAATGACAAGCCATCTTCCTTGTGTATCAACTTGTTGTTGATCAAGCAAACGCTTCATACGTGCAATAATCATTGCAGGTGAAACAGTTGCAGTTGGTAGTGAAGTTGCACCTGGCATACGTGCAGTTACTGGAATCGAGTGATCACCAGCAGATGCAGTTGTAATGTTACCAAATGAACTCTTAATCAACTTCATGCTAGAAAGCAATTCGTCTGAACCTGCAGTAGTTACAGCCTTTGTGCCATTGACAACATCATTAGCTGTATCTGCTTTTGAGTGTATAGCAGACTGCTTAAAGCCTGATAGATAGCCAAGAACTTCTTGGTCATACTGATCAGCTAGACGATAAGCTGCACGATCTGTTGCCAGATCCATGAAGTTTACGTGAGAGTGGGCTTCCTCAATGTCATCCATTTTAAAAGCAAAGTAGTT